GGTACCTAGAGTTAAGATACCTTCACCATCACCATAACATTAAAGGAGAACTATTATGGCTATAACAACTAACGCAATTTGTAATTCTTTTAAAAAAGAATTACTTCAAGGAAAACACGACTTTGATACATCATCTGATACATATAATTTAGCGATGTATACATCAACAGCAACATTAGGTGCTTCAACTGAAAACTATGCAACAAACCCAGGTGGTGGAGCTAATACTGAAGTTACATCTTCAGGATACACTGCAGGTGGTAAAGCACTTGTTAATCAAGGAGTAAAAGTATCTTCAGCAATAGCAATCACTGACTTTGCTGATCTATCTTTTACAGGAGTAACATTAACAGCTAGAGGAGCTTTAATTTATAATACAACAACTGACGGTGGTTCAGGTACTACTGATGCTGTTTGTGTTTTAGATTTTGGTGGAGATAAAACTGCAACTGCAGGAACATTTACAATTCAATTCCCTGCATTTACAACATCTGCTGCAATATTAAGATTAACGTAAGAGAGGGTTAGATGGCACTTGTCATTAACGATAGAGTTAAAGAGACAAGCACTACCTCGGGAACGGGAACGTTAGACCTAGCTGGTGCTTCACAGGACTTTATTACATTTGTAGCTGGTGTAGGTGATACTAATACTACGTATTACTGTATTGCTGAAACTGGCACAGATAAGTTTGAAGTTGGTATTGGTACAGTAACCGATGCTGCAACAGACACTCTTTCAAGAGACACAGTGATAAGTAATAACTTAGGTACCACAGCTAAAATTGATTTTGGTTCAGGAGAAAAAGAAGTATTTTGTACTATCCCTGCAAAGAAAGCAATGTCACCAGTCATGGAAGCAACGGGATACGTGGTTACTCATGCATCAACCTTAGATCAAGATCAAACTTTAGATTCAGGAGTATTAGCAGGACCAGTAACGATTACTGGAACACAAACAGTAACAGGGACATTGGTAGTAATTTAATGAGTAAGATAGAAGTAAATGCAATCGAACCACAATGCGGAACTAATTTAACAGTTGGTGCTTCTGGTGATACAATAACTTTTCCTTCTGGAACTACTGTTGTTAATAATGGTAGTCAAACAGGTTTTGGTAGAACGGGAACTGTTGATTGGGACACTACAGCAAAGACTGCTAGTTTTACTGCTGTAAGTGGTAACGGATATTTTGTAAATACGACTTCTGGAGCTATAACAGTAACTATGCCAGCTAGTCCAAATGCTGGAGATATAGTTAGTGTTAAGGATTATGCAAATACTTGGGATACAAATAATGTAACTCTTGCTAGAAATGGATCTAATATTGGTGGAGTTGCTGTTGATGCAACTTTATCAACAGAAGGACTAGCTGTTACTTTAGTTTATGTAGATGCTACAAAAGGTTGGTTAGTAACAGATAATGGTACTCAAGATACAGCACCTACAGTACAATATGTTACAGCAACAGGTGGAACAGTTACAACTTGTGGAAATTATAAAATTCATACCTTTACAGGTCCTGGTACTTTCACCGTTTCTTGTGCAGGAAATGCACAAGGATCAAATACTGTTTCATATATGGTCGTAGCTGGTGGTGGTGGTGGCGGAGGTGGTGAGGGTCTTAGTGATCCATCATCTATAACTGGTGGTGGAGGTGGTGCTGGTGGTTATAGAGAAGGTAAAGCATCTACAGATTGTTATACAGCTAGTCCTTTAAACGCACCAGCAGGTTTACCAGTTTCAGTTCAAAGTTATCCAATTACTGTTGGAGGGGGTGGTTCTGCGGGTACAAGTGGTTGTAGAGAAGGAGCTAATGGATCAGCATCTATTTTTTCAAGTATAACTTCTGCAGGAGGTGGTGGAACACCAGGAATTACAGGTGGTGCTGGTGGATCTGGTGGTGGTGTAAGAGGAGCTTGTTCAGTAGGAAATGTTGGAGCAGGTAATACTCCTCCAGTTAGCCCACCTCAAGGTAATCCAGGTGGAGTTCTCACTGTTACTTCTAGTCCTTATGGAGCAGCTGGAGGTGGTGGAGCATTTGATTATGGTAGATCAAACGGGCCTGGCGGAGCAGCAGGTGTTGGTGGATCAGGTGTAACTACAGAAATTTCAGCAAGTCCAACAGCTTACGCAGGTGGTGGAGGTGGTGGAGAAGGTTTTCCAGGAACTACAAGTGCAATAGGTGGAACAGGTGGTGGTGGAGGTGGATCACCTCCATATGATGGAACAACTAACACTGGCGGCGGAGGTGGTGGATCTCCAGCAAGTCCAGGTACAGGTGGAGCTGGCGGTTCAGGTATAGTAATAATAAGGTATAAATATCAATAATTATGGCAAGTACAATTAAAGTAAATAATATTAAAGATACATGCGGGACAGCCGTTATTACTAAATGTGGTGCAACACATACAGTAACTGCGGAAGTTTATAAAGCAGATACTATAAAAGATACAAGTGATAACACTTATCTTGCAAAATGTGGAACTGCGATCACATTAGGAGGGGGTGGCGATACTACTACTGTCCCTGGTACTGCAGTTGTAACTGGAAATTTAACTGGAGCAAATTTAATTTCTACATGTAATGTAGTTAAATCAAATGAGTATCAAGCATCTGATGGTGGTGTAATTATAGGTCAATCAGGGACTACAATTACGATTGGTGCATCTGGCGACACAGTTTCTTTAGCAAGTGGTGCATCACAATCTGGATTTGGTAGATCAGGTTCTGTTGATTGGGAAACTACTGCTAAAACTGGAAATTTTACAGCAGCTAATGGTGAAGGATATTTTGTAAATACTACTTCTGGAGAAATAACTATGACTTTACCAGCAGGTTCTGCTGGAGCAATTGTAGCAGCACAAGATTATAATAATACTTTTGATTCAAATTCATTAATTGTTCAAACAGCTGGAAGTGATAAAATAAATGGTGGATCTGGGGGAGGAAAAATTGAACTTAACACAGAAGGAGAAGGAGTTACTTTAGTTTATGTGGATGCAACAGTTGGTTGGAGAACTATAGAACAATCTGTATTTACTGATCAAAGTGTAACAGCAGAATATATTGTGGCCACAGGTGGAATAATTACAACATGTGGAGATTTTAAAGTTCATAGATTTACAGGCCCTGGAACTTTTACTGTTTGTGAAACAGGAAATGTTTGTGGTTCAAATCAAGTAGATTATTTAGTTGTAGCTGGTGGTGGAGGTGGAGCAGGAAGAGATGTAGCTGGTGGTGCAGGTGCTGGAGGTTTTAGAACTTCTAATTTTTGGGGTTTACCTTCTCCAACAACTTCCCCTTTGGCAAACCCAACTGGTGTAGTTGTATCAGCACAAGGATATCCAATAACTGTTGGTGGAGGAGGAAGTGGAGCGACTTGTCAATCAGGTCCAGGAAATCCTGGAAATAATTCAACAGGTGTAGGAATTACATCTTCAGGTGGTGGAGGCGGTACAGCTTTTGGATCAGGTCAACCAGGTCAACCAGGAGGATCTGGTGGTGGTGGCGGTAGATGTTCTCCAAGTAACTTTGGATCAGGAAATTCACCTCCTGTCAGTCCACCTCAAGGTAATCCAGGTGGAAATGGTGCTCCTGGTAGTGGTAATGCCGATGGAGGCGGTGGCGGTGGCGGAGCTGGTGCCGGTGGATCTCCTGGAAGACCAGGAACAGGTAACGGAGGAGACGGTTCTTATATATCCCCACTTTTTGCTACTCCTGGAGAAGGCACACCAGGCCCTGTAGGTTCAACTAGATATTTTGCTGGTGGAGGAGGTGGAGCTCAACATAGAGCTCAAAACCCAGCTAATCCTGGAGATGGAGGTGCTGGTGGAGGAGCGCCAGGAGCGCCATCTGGTCCTGGACCAAGCGGAACAACTAACACTGGTGGTGGTGGTGGTGCAAGTAGAGGAGCCCCTGCAAATGGTGGAAGTGGAGGAAGTGGAATGGTAATAATAAGATACAAATTTCAAAATTAAATAAATTATGAGTGAAATAAAAGTAAATAAATTAACACCAAGAACAAATTGTGGAACGGTACAGTTAGGAGATAGTGGAGACACTATAACAATTCCTAGTGGTGCAACGATCACGAACAATGGAACTCAAACAGGTTTTGGTAGAGAGGGATCTGTTGATTGGCAAACGTCAATTAAGACATCAGATTTTACAGCAGTTAGTGGTGAAGGATATTTTGTTAATACAACTTCAGGAACAATAACCGTAACGCTACCTGCTTCACCAAGTGCAGGTGCAATCGTATCTGTAAAAGATTATGCAAACACAGCAGACACAAATGCTATTACACTAGCAAGAAATGGTTCAAATATAGACGGAGCTGCTAATGATGTAGAAATGACTACAGAGGGAATTTCTGTTACTATAGTTTATGCAGATGCAACAAAAGGATGGGTAGTTGTTGAATCTGGACAGAAAACTGATTTAGTCGCTCCTACTTATATTGTTGCAACAGGTGGAACAATTACTTGTTGCGGTGATTTTAAAATTCATACATTCACAAGTCCAGGAACTTTTACAGTTTGCTCTGTAGGAAATGCAGCAGGTTCAGATGATGTTGAATATTTAGTAGTAGCTGGTGGTGGCGGTGGGTCAGGAAATCAAACTGGAAACGGTGGTGGTGGTGGCGGTGGAGCTGGAGGATTTAGAACTAATTTTCCTACATGCTCTGGATTATCAGTGTCGGCTCAAGGATATCCAATAACAGTTGGAGGTGGGGGTTCTGGTGGACCTGGACCAAGTAGTGTTGGTACTAATGGATCTAATTCAATTTTTTCATCAATAACATCAGCAGGTGGTGGGAGAGCTGGAACAGGAGGTAATGCACCAGATAGCAATAAAAATGGAGCTGATGGTGGTTCAGGTGGTGGTTCAGGAAGTGATTCCGCACCAAATGTTGGGGGCTCTGGAAATACCCCTCCTGTTAGTCCTCCTCAAGGTAATGATGGCGGAGATAATGATACAGGAAGTAGAGGAGCTGGCGGAGGTGGTGCATCTTGTGCTGCTACAAATATAACTTCACCTTTAGGAAGTACTGGCCCTGCATCAAACGGAGGTGATGGAACAAGTAATTCTATAAATGGATCAGCAACTACTTACGCTGGAGGCGGTGGAGGTGGTGCTTTCGATGGTAATGCTGAACCTGGTGGATCAGGGGGAGCTGGAGGTGGTGGTAGAGGAGCAGGACTTCCTACTCCAGGCTACGTTAATGGAGTAGCTGGAACAGCAAACACTGGCGGAGGTGGTGGCGGTGGAGGAATGAACCCAGTTGAATCTGGAGATGGTTCAGGGGGCGGTAGCGGAATTGTTATAATAAGGTATAAATTCCAGTAGTTGAATGAACAAAATTTATAATATATAATAGGAGATAATTATGGCACATTTTGCAAAACTCGGAGCTAACGGAAAAGTTATTCAAGTATTAACTTTGAATAATTCTGATATGCTTAACGCTGATGGTGTTGAAGATGAATCAGTAGGTCAACAATATTTAGAAACACATAATAATTGGCCTGCACAAATGTGGATTCAAACTTCATACAATACATCTGGTGGTCAACATAAAAACGGTGGAACACCTTTTAGAGGAAACTACGCAGGTATAGGTTATACTTGGGATGAAGATGATCAAATCTTCTGGCCTAAAAAACCTTATGCATCTTGGGTAAAACATAATGATTCAGCTTCTTGGAAATCACCAATCGGTGATGCTCCTGCTTTAACTGAAGAACAGACTTCACAAAACGAAGCAGCTACTCATAGCTGGCATTACGTTTGGAATGAAGCAAATACAACTTGGGATTTGACAGACGCTTTAGCATAAATTATATAAGGTGGTGGTATGCAAAAGAAAGTATTAACAGAACAAAGTTTATTCTTTGGTGATATTGATATGCCAAAAGGTTTTGAGATAGACCAAGAAAAACTTACTAACGATATTTTACAATCATCATTTACTAATAAACAATTTCCATTTTCAAGAACTTGGGATATGTTAAATACTTATATGCGAGACTTTATTGGTCTTGATTATGGTATCAATTTAGTTAACAAAGATTCTTGGGGTGATATTTATAAACCTAGTCAAGTATCTAAACCTTTATTAAATGTTGATCCAGTAGATCTTCGAAACTCACCTGACTTTACAATGCTTTACGGAGTTAAAGTTGATAAGTGTTGGGTAAGAATACATTTTGATGATAATAGAAGAAAAGGAAGAAGTTGGGATATAGAACTTAAAAAAAATATGTTTGTTATGTTTCCATCTACTAATATGTATATTGTATCAAATGATCAGAAAGATAGTTTGAATTTTGTTCAAACCATAACTTATGAATATATCTAATTACTATTGGTATTTTAGTGGTGTTCTTACACCAAAGTTTTGTGATGATGTAATAGCTTATGCTAATCAACAAGAAGAAACAATGGCAAGAACTGGTGGTTATGGAGATAGAAAATTATCTAAAGAAGAAGTTAAAGATTTAAAAAGAAAAAGAAATTCTGATTTAGTCTGGTTAAATGATACTTGGATATATAAAGAATTACACCCATACGTTCACGAAGCAAATAAAGCAGCTGGTTGGAACTTTGATTGGGAAAGAAGTGAGTCTTGTCAATTTACAAAATATAAACACAACCAATATTACGATTGGCATTGTGATGGTTGGGATAAACCTTATGAAAAAGAAGGACCTGATCATGGTAAGATTCGAAAACTATCTATGACGTGTCAGTTAACAGATGGTTCCGAATACACAGGTGGTGAATTAGAATTTGATTTTAGAAACTACGATCCACATATGAGAGACGAAGCTAAACATTTGAGAAGAGCAAAAGAGATTTTACCAAAAGGATCTATTATTGTATTTCCATCATTTGTATGGCATAGAGTTAAACCTGTAACCGCTGGTACAAGATATAGTCTTGTAGTCTGGCATTTAGGAAAACCTTTTAGATGAAATTAAAAAAAGTAATAGAGGATAAAGTAAAAGTAGATTATTTATTTATACAAGGCAATCTAGACCTAGACTTAAAATATTTTAAAAAACAAATAGAAGATGGAATTAAACAAAATAATAATAATAATTTTAATACAAACGTACAAGGTTATATGACCTCTTATGAATATTTTACAAATAACAAAAATTTTTTAAAAAGCATTTTTCCTTTATTTGACTATTTAGATTCTTTAAAAAATATTAAACCTTATTATCTTTATAATTGTTGGGGTTTGAAAGAAAACTTTTCACATTTTACAGAATCGCATGCTCATGATCCTTGTTATTTATCTGGAATTATTTATCTTAATAACCATAGTCAAACATTATTATTTCCTCAACTTAATAAAGAAATAAAACCAAAATCTAATTCTTTTATTCTTTTTTCGAGTTTTTTAGTTCATCAAGCAAACAGAAACGTAACTGATGAGAATAAATATGCTTTGTCATTTAATTTAAAAAAGAAGGAGGATAGAAATGTATATTAATAACTATTTTAACACAACTATTTGGTCAGAACAAAAACCAGAGTTTATTAAATCATTAAACAAAGCATCTAATAAATATATCAAAGATGCAAGAACAAGAGAGAAAGCTTTTATTAAAGAGCACGGTGATTTTGGAAGATCGTATCATTCAACACCTTTAACTGCTGATAATGATTTTTTAGATTTTAGAAATTACATTGGTCAAAAGTCTTGGGAGTATTTAGATCACCAAGGTTTTGATATGCAGCAATACACAACTATGTTTAGCGAGATGTGGGTACAAGAGTTTGCAAAAAAAGGTGGTGGTCATCATTCAGCACACGTACATTGGAATCAACACGTATCAGGTTTTTACTTTTTAAAGTGTAGTGACAAAACTTCTTATCCAGTATTTCACGAACCTAGAACAGGTGCTCGTGCTACAAAATTAAAAATGAAACCGAATCAAAAAGGTGTGTGGAGTGGTAGTGAGTTGATACATTTTAAACCTACACCTGGAACTTTAATTATCTTTCCAGGGTTTTTAGAGCATGAATTTGCAGTTGATTTTGGTTTAGAGCCTTTTAGATTTATACATTGGAACATACAAGCGATACCTAAAGAAATGGCGAAAGATGTTTAAACATGATTTTATTTATTCTATTCATGAAGGTTTTGTAAGCGTTAATAAAGAAATAAAAGACAACGTTAAAAAAATTAAACTTACTAAATTTAACGAAAATAGAAATAGTTATGATTTATCAAAAGAAATAAATCCATTGCTTTTAAATATTATAAATACTAATTTAAAAACAAGCTTTGATAAATTAAAATTAAATTTAAAAAATTGTTGGGTACAGCAATATAAAAAAAATGAATACCATCCAATACATACTCATTTTTCGTCTACGCACGATTATTCTTTTGTTTGGTTTATTGACGGAGATAAAAATTCAGCACCTTTAAAATTTTATGATGTAGGTTTTCCTTTGATATTTACAGGTAAAATAATAGAATTTAATTTTAAACCAGGCGTGCTTTTAATATTTCCAGGATTTATACCTCACGAGGTTCCTATTAACAAAGGTAGTAATAGATTAATTATCAGCGGTAATTTAATATGAGTTTTAAAAAGAAAAAATATACAGTAATCAAACAAGCAGTATCAAAAGACCTAGCAGCTTTTGTTGCAAA